AATATTACCTTGATTTCCTTGAGTACCAATATTACCTTGATATCCTTGAGGACCAGCAATACCTTGATATCCTTGAGGACCAGCAATACCTTGATTTCCAATATCTCCTTGTGGTCCTTGAGCACCTTGAATTCCACCACCACCAACAACAGTAGTTCCTGTAAAATCTACAATTGATCCTTCTTTGAATTTTACTCCTTCAATAGAAGCTAAAATAGTTAATTCATTACCATCTCCATCAGATAATACTTTAAGATTACTATCAATTTGCGAGTTATCTCCAGTTTTTATAAGACCAGGATAGGTTTCAGATATTATTTTATCGGTTAAATTTTCAGCCATGCTATTTTTATTTTAATTTATTTTATTTAACAATTCCAACTTTTATTATCAGTTGCCCATGCAGTATCTTGTGTTGACCAGACATCGCATGTTGTTACATCACAATTCCAATATCCATATGCCATATTCCAATAATCAGGATCAGTTGACCAAATTGGACAATCTGAACAATCTCTTGTTAAATAGACTATATTTTTTTCAGTTTCATTATCACTTATATAAGTAACGTTAGTTATTTCTTTTGTAACTTCTAAATATATTTGACTTTCATCTAATAAATATCCTCCAATAGGTGATAATGTTTTAGTTGCAGTAGCCCATACTTTATAATCATAATTTCCTGTAGGTGAAATTTCAACAACACCCTCGGTAGGATTACCATAAGGTGGTAAAACTATTGTAAAATTAAATTGTGTATATCTGGTGTTTTGAATTACTATCTCAGGTATAACATAACTCCATTCTTTAGTAAAGCCATTTTGAAATCCAATTAATAAATTATTTTGAATAAATGGTACTTCTAAAGTATTAACATAAGATATAATTTGTTCATCTTTATATACATTAGGTTGATCAATAAATGGATCATATTCTGTAAGGTATACTATACTTTTATCATTTTCATTATCAGAAATATAAGTAATATCTACAGATTCTTCACATGATTCTAAATAAGCTTGACCTTCGTCTAAAAGATGACCAAAACTAGGGTCTAAAGTAATTTCTTCAATTGCCCATAGCTTATAATCGTAATTACCATCTGGAGATAAATGAAGATCACCAGCGTCACCATTTTCTTGAGATGGTATAACTAATGAAATTTCAAATTGAGTATATCTGGTGTTTTGTTTTACAATCCTAGGACAAACATATGACCATTCATTAGTAAACCCATTTTTAAAACCAAATAGGAACAAATTCGAATCATACGGAATATCCGGATCGAGTGTATTAACGTAGATAATTATCTTATCGTTAACTTCTCTATTAATAAGGTTTATCATTAATTAGGATTCTATTTATTATTAGATATAATTAAATGACTGCTTGACACAAGGCATAAAAAAAGGACCTATTGGTCCTTTAATTCATTAATAAGATTTAGAATCCTATATATTATATTGCGTTAGTAACTGTAATAGCTCCAGTTGCAACAGCATCCGCTAAAGTAGATGCTAATATTACAGCAGATTTAGGTTCTTGTGATTGGAATACTAATGTATAACCATTTAAATCACCAACTGCAGTACCTGTAGCAGCAGTACCACTTGACATTACCATACCTCTTTCAAGACCAGCAATATAAGTGATATTATTGCTATCTACGAAAGCAATTCTTAAATCTCTATTTTGAGCTAATAAAAGAATTTGATTTCTTTTGTTAGCATCCATTTTTTGTAATACTAAGGTTAATTCTCCTTGGTAAAATACAGTTCCAGCAGTGTTAGAAACGTTAATAGTTTCATTATAAAATGCAGTATCTTTAGCTAATTGGAATTCGTAAAATGTTCCAGTTCCATCGATTTCAGTAACTTCACCACCTACGTTTTCCGATAAAGCGGTAATTTCACCTGCTAAAATATAAGCAACTTTAACACCACCTAAAGAGTCCATACAATCCAAAGCTAGCGCTTCGTTAATTAAACATGACATATGTAAATATTTATTTTTTTAGTTAAGAGGGCATCAAATAACACCCTCTATTATTTGTGTGTTAAATTATGCTACAGTTGAAACAAACTGAGATGCGTAAGCAGCAGTACCTAATTTGAATTTAGACATAAAGTTTACTTGATCTTGTGATGGATCGTAGTAAAATTTAAATTGATCTTGATTATCAACGATACCAGTACCCATGAAAGCGTATTTCTTAGGTCCAACAATAACTGCTGAATCACCTGCTGGATCTACTAAACCTGGAGCAGCAAATACTTTTACATTTGTACCTGGGAAGATGAAAGAAGATTCAGCAATTCCAGTAACATTATTTACATTAGGATATTGTAACAAGATTGAGTTACCTTCTTTTTGTAAACCTTGAGTTAATTTTGAATAAGTAGCATATGAAACATAAGCAATAATATCATCTTCTTGCTTTAATTCATTAGGAATTAAATCAATAACTCCCCACATGTTAGCTACTGCATTAGCAGAAGTCCATGCAGTTGAATATGCAGTAGCATCAGTAGCTCCTTCAGCAACTGAAGTTTGAAATAATAAACCATCTAAAGATGCACCATCTCCAGCCCATAAAGTATTTTCGATATACTTTCCGATTTCTTTAATTTTTAAATCAGCAATAGATTGTTCGAAAGGAACGCTTTCATGTAATGCACTAGCTGATAATTGAGAAGATAACCAGTAATCGTAAAGACTGTCTGGACATAATACTTCTTTTAACATTTTAGCACCTACTACAATTGGTAATTGAGTAAAGATTGTTGAGTTACTACCAGTAGCACCAGAACCAAATCCGCAAGCTGCGTCTTTTACGTCTACAGCTGCATCTAAGATGTTAAGGTTAACTGTACCTGAAACTAATCCAGCTTTAACTGTAAGGTTATTAACAGTTTGTGGCTTTAAAATTGCTTTAGTAATAAGGTCAGTTTGTGATGTTTGATCGACATAAGTAGTCAATCCGGATAAATTAAATGACATAATTTTTCTTTTTTATTTTTTAATATTAATTATTTAGACATGATTCCTTTAAGGAATTCTGTTTTTGCATCTAAAGCACTTAATTTCTCAGAAATTGCAGATACTATTTTTGCAGGTGCTCCAGCAGCAGGTGCCTTAGCAAATTTGTTAAACTTAGATTTGAATGCTTGCATTTCTTCTTTGATTGCAGATACTTCATCAGCAACTTCAGTAACAGCTTCAAATACCATCTTCATCTTCTCATCAATGATTTCTGCAACCTTTTCTTTGATTACATCAGCCATTGCAATATCCATCTTTGGTTCTGCTTCAATTACATCTTCAAATTTCTTTGAACCAGCAACTTCAACTACAGTTTCTTCAGGCATTAAATCTTCTTCAGGTGTAGAAATCTCCATAATAACACCATTTTCATCAACTTCAATGATTCTACCATCTTCCATAGTATGTTCTCCTGCAGGTGCAAGTGACAATGAACCATCAGCAGCAACGATATTAGCTACAAATCCTGGTTCAAATTTTTCTACTTCGATTTTAGTTCCATCAGCCAATGTAATAGCTTCAAACTTAACTTCCATACCCAATACCTCTTTTACTTGGTTTAATTTTAAACGGTAATTCATATTGTTATGTTTATTTTTTTAATTCGTCTAACTTAGACGTATACTATTATATATCATTAAAGTATATACGGTCATATCTTTTAAAAATATTTTTATTTATGAAACAAAATATCATAAGTACTATATAAGGATTGTGATCCAAGTCTCCAAGTATCTAGGGCAGAATATTTAACATAAAAAAAGGAATCTAAATTAATAGACTCCTTAATTAAAATATAATAAATGAAAATTCGTACTAGTTATATATCTAATTTCCTAGGATCTTCTTTATCTTTAAATAATCTCTTTGTGCTTGAATCTCTTCCATATCAGCGAATGCACCTTCTACACTAAATCCTTTTAACTCTCCACTCTTAATTCTTTTCCATACTTCCTGATCTTCTACTTTCATCTTACACATCCAAGTACATTCTGGTAAATTATAACCGTATATTGTATTTGCTTTATCTGTTTCTGGATCTTCTATAATCCATGTTTCAAATATGTAGGTTCCAGCAGAATTAGAATCATTATGATCTTGATTTATTTCATTAGTTCTTGCTTCTTTCATGTACTTCATAGCTATTTCCTTAATAGTATCACAACTAAAACGTACATAATAAGGTTTACCATTCTCATCTTTACGTAAGATTTCCATATTAGGTATCATTGCCGGTCCAACTACAATCTTTTGTTCTTCATCTGCAAACATCATTTTAGATAATGATAATGGTGATAAACTTCTTTGAGGTCTCTTAACAAATCCACGTCCTACTGTAGTTCTTGGCGCTTCTGCTGCTGTTCTTTCCTCTTTACTTGATGGAATAGCGTCAACTACAGTCCAATTTCCCTTTTCATTATAGAATCCAATGTATTTTTGCCAATAATGTGCACAATTAGCACCTCCTTTATATTTAAAAATACTATATTGTCCACCACCAACACCTGGTCCAAATTCTTCATTCATAGAATCCATTGCTTCTATCTCTTCTTTTAAATAGAATCGGTTTAAACCCATTAATCTTGTACAAAATCTTCTTGAAGTACTTCTTAATCTTCCTTCATATTTATATAATGTTTTTGCATCTTTAGGTATATCTGCAAAATTATGTGATACCATCTTTACATCATCTTGGGAAATTCCTAGGACACTTGCTAATTCTAATATAGTTTCTAATATAGCAGGTATTAAGATGTCCTCGATATTCTTCTTGTGTACACCAGGATCAACGTAAGGTGTAAGACTAGAAGTATCAATATCAAAGCTTTCATCCCAATAAGAATAACATATTGCAGCTGCTTGATCTGCATCTTTTCCTTCACTTACAACAGTACCTATACATCTTGAAATAAAATCATCTTTTGATTCTCCACCTGCAGGTTTAACAAAATTCTGTTTATTAAAATATTGAAAGTTAACTTCAATTGCAGGTTCTTCAACCAATGCAATCATAGATACTCCACTTAATTCATTTTCAGGTAGTATACCTAAATCTATTATCCTTCTATTTTTATTATTTTCCATCATATATGTATTTATTTATTTTAACGGAGTTATTTCATCCTTAATGTCTTTGGCACGTGATGTTAATTTTTTAAATGCATCCCATAATCCAGTAGTATGTACTGCTTTCCATTTTTCATCCATAGAATAAATTTCAATTGAAATTAGGGTTAATGCAATTATTTTAGTTAACATAAATGGAACTGAAAAGAATGTTAATAATACTGCATTTAAAATAAATGAATCGATTAAAAAGAATAGGATAACAGTTGAATTATATAAAAACATCTTAGAAATTATTTGACTAAGCCTTCTACTTGTTATCTTTTCTTTAAGTCTATTTGCTTTCCATACACCTATTATAGTATCGGCTAATATTGCAATTCCAACGGTTATTAATATACCATGGATTGGTGCTAAAAATGCGATTATAATCATAAATATTGTTGTTGTACTATTTTGTAATGCTAGTGACATTAGTCCTAGTTCTTCTTTAATTAGAGTCATGGTAGTTAGTTTCATTAGATTTTTGATATATCATTTAAACGCTTATCAGCCTCTTGTTGTGAACTCATGTCACTAGCAACAACATATGTTTTTATAATTTGTGGAGCCATTGCTCTATCCTGTGGTTGGGTAGGAATTCCTGCTCCTCCTCCTGCTTGATTTATGGAATTCAAGAGTGATCCAAACTGCGCAGTTGAATTTGCATTAATCACTGATTCTCCTGTGCTTAGAAGTGCTGGTATTGAATCAGAGGTTGAAGTACCTGCACCAGATACAAAACCACCTGTTGCAAATTTACTTGCTTTAGGTGCTGCAGGTGCTGATCCTCCGCCTCCACCACCTCCACCTCCTGTGTCGGTAGATTTAATGGATGCTATAGACTTAGCTGCACCTGCAATAGTTGATGCAATTGATAAACCAGCACTAACTGTGTTAATAGCAACCCATGGCATACCTGCAGTTATTGGGAATGCTGCTACAGACTTAGCATTTGCTACTGCAGTATTAGCAACAATTTTACCAATAGCAGCTGCTTGTTCTACAATAATACCTGCAATTGCAACAGCTTTATTCTTTCCAGCAATTTGTTGTAAAAATTGACCAGCTTGTGCAGCTAAATCCATACCAGCTACTGCAATACTTGCCTTATATTCAAATTCAGCTAATTCTATAGCTGCTCTAGCATCTGCATTCTTTTGTAATGCGGCTGTACGTTCTTCTTCACTTGCATAGGTTCTTTCTTTAATTAAAGAATCATTAGAATCTAAGATTGCAAGTTTTTGTTCAAATGAAGTTGTATTTCTAGTTAATTGCTCTTCATTAAATGCAATTTCTCTATCAATATCTTCTATTTTATTTGCTTCAATTCTTTCTTTATCCTTTTGATCGAATGCAACTTTAACAGCAGCTATTAATTCTTGTTTTTGAGTTTCAGTACGTTCTGATTGTTGAATATCACTGATAGAATTATCTAATTCAATTTGTAATGTTTCAGCAGCACGTGCTCTTAAATCTTCTAAACCATTTAAATGATTTTGATCTTTAATTGTTTTAAGTTCTTTTGCAAATGCTTCTTCCTTTTCTAATCTTACTTTATCTTGTTCTGATAATAGATTTTGAGTTTCTAATGCTTGTAATCTTTGTAATGTAAGCATTTGTTTATTAAGAGCATCTCTATATTCTATTTCTTGTTTAGATAGATTCTTCTTCTTATTAAGACCATCAATTGCAAGTTGTAATTCTTCTCTTTGATTCTGTTGTTGAATCTCTAATGTTTTACGTGCCTTTTCTTGCTCATCATCGATACCTGCAAGAATTGTTTGTTGCTCAAGTTCTTTTGTTTTCTTATTTGCATCAGCTATTTTAGCAAGATATTCCTTTACAAAGTCACTATATGCTTTAGCTTTATCTTCTTGTTTTTTCTTAGCATCTTCATTTGCCTTCTTAGAGTCTTCACTAATCTTTTTATTATATTCTAATTGATCAACACTTGCTTGATTATAAAGACCTTTAACTGCATCCTGTAATTCTACTAATTTCTTTTGTTGTTCATCACTTAATTCACCATCAAGTTTTTGTATTGCAATTAATGCTTTAATAGCTTCATTTTTAGCATCAACTTCTTCCTTAATAATCTTCTTCTTTTGATTTAATAACTCTTTATCAGTAGCACCAGCAGCTTGCATATATGCTAATCTACGTTTTTCATTAGCAATCATCATATTAGAAGCACTTCCAAGATCATCTAAGGCCTCAATCATCTTTTCAGAATTATCACGAGTCTTTGAAGTAGCTGCATCATCAATTAAACCACCTGATAAGAAACTTGCAACATCCCTAAAGGTATCAACTACTGCTTCAATAGCTACATTTAAAAAATCAAATGATCCTATTATCTTTTTGATTGGACCTATTGCAGCCATAACACCTATAACCAATAAACCAAGCGCAATAACCACTAATCCGATTGGATTTAATGATAATGTTATATTAAATAATTTATTGATTGCATTTAAAGCAATTGTACCTGCGGCAGATGCTTTTTCTAAAATGATCTTACGTTCTAATGCAGAATTAAGTAAACCTTCTTTAATAGCTCTAACACCCATTACTACGGATAATGCTTGTTGAGCTTTTGCTTCTGCTTTAGCAATATCTTCGTTTTCTTTACCAAATAAGGCACTAGCTTGACTTGCAATTGCAAATGCACCTCCAAGAGATTCTGCAATACCTACTAAACCTTGTAGTCTTTTTTCAGCACCACGACCTTCTAATGATTTGTCTAAATCTTCTTTAGCTGAACGGGCTTTAATTAATTGTTCTTCTACTGCCTTAAATTCTTTACTACCGAACGTAGCAGTTTTAAGAGTAGACTCTAACTGTTGAATTGCGCCATCTAATTCATCTATGGAAGCAACCGCTTGATTAACTCCATCGACCTTAAGTGTAAATCCTATTGTTGTATTATTAGCCACGTTTTAAGTTGTTTTTATATTATTAAATATAAGAGAGATAAGTATTGAACCTATCTCCCTTATTTTTTATTTTTGTATTAAATAACACATGGATCTAATGTTTCCCATGATGCTCTATATGATATACGACTAGTTGAAGTCGCTAATAACATGCTTCCACTTGATATATCTAATCTGATATCGGCATAACTAGTAACTTTACCACCTGGAATAAGAGGTCCAGTTTGACGATATGCAACATACCATGATCCTGTAAATGAATCATAAAATGCATCCGATGTAGAATAACTAGAACTTGTTACGGTTAATGATACTGTTGATCCTACTGGACAATTATTAAGTATTGGAATATGTACCTCACATATATCTCCTGATGAATCACATGGACCCTCAACTTGACAATCAGCTACACCAAGCGTAATATAATATGCAACTGGTGCTGGACATACACTATAATAACTTATAGAAGTATTTCCAGTAGCACTAATATTACTAGGTAATGTACATGATGTTAATATAGCACCTCCACTTGGAATTGTATTATTAGGTTTAACGTATAATCCAGTGCAATCAACCCATGTAGAATTAATAGCTGCAGCATCTAAGTTTCTTATTTCATAAATTGCACATTCTTCAGTAGCACAACCACATGTAGTTGGTATATCTGCAACACTTGTGATGACTCCATATGCTCCAACTGTAATTACCTTTAGGAAATATACATAATATCCAGCAGGTGATTGTGTTGTACCTGACATGTCAGTATATGCAATAGATGCAGATGATATCGATGGTTGATTTAAATAAATTTTGGTTGCTACTCCTATACATACTGCTTCACAAATAACATCAACGTCATATTTAGTATTAAATTCATATAAAGTAGTTGTTGGGCATTGACATGAAGATGTATTCATAATTTCAATGATAATTCCATTAGCACCAACATTTACCACAGTAGAACCATCAGAATAATAACCAATTGTAGGATATTCAGTACCTCCTATATTTGAAAATAACTGTGTTGATTGTATTAATGTTGTACCATTGCCATATATTGAAAATCTATCTGTTTCACACCATGCATCACATGTATTTGAACCAAAACTAGTTCCAATCTCATATAAGGTAGGTGTTATCACTGGACATGGAATTAATTCTATACCAAAAGTACCATTATTAAATCCAGTACCTATATTAAAACTTGTATCTAAACTACCATTTGTAAGATTAATTTTAGCAAAACGATTTATTGGAGTTCCATTGTATGATGTAAATATTCCAGTACAATAAAGATGTGTATCAGTAATAGCTATTCCTCTAATATTTGAAAGACCAGTTCCACTATTAAATGTAGTGTATACTGTACCATCATTTTTATTTAATGCAAGTGGAGATTTATATGTTACGCTATTATATGTTGTAAAATCTCCGCCTACATAAATTAAACTATCTTTAATAATAATCTTTCTTACAGTACCATTAAATTTAGTAGTAGGTCCCCATGTTACTAATGATCCATTTGATTTATTAAGTTTTGCAATTGAATTATTATTTATATTAGCACAAACAACCCAAATATAATCACCATCAAACGCAATATCATATACATCCGTTAATAAATGTTGTGCATTAAATGTATTATCATATGATCCATCTAAATTTAATCTATAAAGATATTTTTTTGTACTATCACCTATTATGCCTGATAAATCACCACCTACATAAATTTTATTTTCATATACTTTAGTTACCCAAATAGTACTAGTATATCTAGCAGGATCAAATGGTGAAGTAAATCCAGATGCTCTTAATCCATTTGAAAGATTTAATGCTACTAAACTTATTCCACCTGATGTATTTGGAGTAGTAGAACCTAATGGTGCTTGATTCCATAATGTAAAATTACCAGCAATATATACAATTCCATTATTTTCTACAGCACTATATACAATATCGAAAACACCATTAACACCAACTCTACTATTAAAATTAGCATCTAAAGTACCATCCTCATTAAATAATAATACGCCATTAGTACAATCAATATCATTATAGATTCCGAATTGTCCACCTACTAATATTTTATTTCCAATTTTTTTAATTGACTGTACATTACCTGTAGTATATCCAGTTATTCTTAGTCCACCACTAACATTAAAATTAGTATTTACACTTGCATCATTATTTAATTGTAAGATTGATTTTATTACACCTCCTGTTGGAAATCCAGCACTATTATAAAGAGTATATTGTCCACCTACAATTATATTAGGTTCACATGGCGCAGTACCTCCTGATATAATCGCAGTAAATTCATATGAAGATGAGAAAATTGTTTTTCCAGGAATAATAACAGTCCTAGATGATGGTGTATTTATACTTATATCAGGTATTTCAACATCATTTATTGTATATGAAGTAGTTAATATTCCTTGATCTACATCTGAATTAAATATTGTTCTTAAATAAACATTATCATTTACATAAAATATTGTTGATTTACTTGTATTTGCAGGATCTGTTGAAATTATTTCTACAGTACCAACATCCATCCATGATATATCGTTATAAGAATATTGTAAAGTTGCTAATGAATTATATCCAGTGGTAACTTGTTCTAAATTTACAGTAACTTCTATTGGACCATCTGGACAAGGATCGCATGATGTACAGGTCGCTGCATCACTTGTGACGTCACCTAAACTATTGACAGTTAATATTGTATCATTTAATTTATAGAATCCCTCAAGTGCTGGAGTTACACCAGCATTACTAGCATATAGGACTGTATTAGCTTCCCATGTAGATGCATTACCCCATATTGCAGGTGTCTCAGGGCAACAACATACTTCACATATTGTAGTATCATAACATGGATAATATGGATATAAAGGAGTACATTCACATAAAGAACATTGAGAAATTGTAAGTATTTGTCCAGTACTTGATACTTCAACAACTTCACCTCCTAAAGAATAATAACCTGCAGGTGCTGGTATCGTAAAGATAATATCTAAATATAAATATCTACTATCAGTAAATACAACATTATTTGAGTATACTACTACAGTTGAACCTCCACAACATGCTTTACATGCAGTATTTGAATATTGTGTAGTATAATTATATGCAGTTTGAGTACATACACAACTTGCAGTATCTAAGAATTCAATAATAACACCAGAACTATTAACACTAAATGCTACAACTCCATTTGAATATATTCCTTCAGGTGCATATATAGAACCTTGTGAATCTACGTATAATAATGTAGCATTAGCCAATACAGGTGCATTAATGAAATATTCACCAGGTGTTGAATTAATTACATTAGGATTGCAACAAAATGCATCACATACCGTAGAAGCAACACATAAACTAATTGGTGTTAAACTTGTTGGTGTAACTATAGGTAATGTAATACCAATATTATTTCCAATCTTAACTAATTCTACTTTACAATTTGTATTCTTTCCTGCAATATAATCAGATATTTTATTAACAAAGTACCATGCATCTTTAATAAAGATATAATCATTAAATTTAATATCTAATACATCATTATAATCTATTACAACGTTTGCTTCAATTATTCTTGAATAAGGATCAAACATTAAATCATACCATGTCTTCCAATATACATTAAAACTAGAGAATGAAGTTTTTGCATCACCTAATAATACATCAGTAGCATCCCATTGTGGTGTTTCATTCTCCCAATTTAAATCAAATGTACTATTAGTAACTGGCCATGAAGCATATTGACTCATCAATGGATATGATAATTGTTGTTCACCAACATCTCCAGTTAATGTTATTGCTAACCACCATGGTATAGGTGCTGCCTGTAATCCATTATAAAATACTAATCTTAATTTTGGTTGTATAGGCTCACGTTTACCAACAATAATTGAGGTACCTTCAGTATCAGTACTTGATCCTGAATCTTTTGCCATATGAGGTATTAAGAATCGTGAACCAGCAAGATCTCCTTCTTTAAATCCAATAGGAGCAATTGGAGTAGGTGCAAATTTATCTTGATAGATCTTTTCACCCTTAATTAATTCATTATTTGAATCAAGATTTAATTGACCTATTGTTTGTTTATAAACTAATTGATAATTATAATTTAAATAATCTGCATCCTCTTCATCTTTGTATACTTGAAATCTTGATTGACCATAAAATAATGGTGTAATCTTTAAATCCTTTGATGTATCTAATTTATTAGACCAATCTACACTCTTACCTTGTAAGATCCAATCTTTCCATGGTGTAATTGTAAAGTGATTTGGAATATCATTTGATGGAACAAATACAAGTCTAAATCGATTAATAATACTTCGCATATAATCAATCTTTCTAATGTTATTAGGCATCATACTTGCAATTGACATGATGGTTGGTGCTTCAGTACATTGTAATCTTGCATTAATTAAATTAAGAATTACATCTGTAACTACTACATTATCTAATCTAATCCAATTAATGTCTAATACAAAGTATACTTCTTGATCTACTTCTAATTGACAAGTTATAACAATATCAGTTAATTGTTGAGGTGTTGTCAAATTCCATATTTTATTACCTATAACATCACCAGTTGCAACATCAAATATAATAAAACTTCCTTTTACTTGATATGATTCTCTACTATCAGTAAGTATTCTACTACCAAATTCAAAATTATAAGCACCTGTTGATGGTGCTGTATATACTGAAAAGCCTTTACCTGTAATTGGATCTACTGAAATTTTATAATTATTACCTGGATCTGATACATCATCTGGACAATTTATTAATATGCTATCACCACCTGGAATACTTATTTCTGCTTTACTACGTGCTGAAAATACATTCTCTGTACCTAATTCTGCTTGAGCTTTACTATCAGATATTACATACATGTTTTTAAATAATGGTGAATCTAAGAATACTGAATCATATGTATATCCAGATTCATTAAAGATCGTATCCCATAAAGCTTTAGCCCTAATTTGAGGTTTCCATTGTTGAATTCTAAGAGGATGTAGATTACTTGTAAATGAATTTTCAAATCCATTACTTATAGTCGGCTGAACTGGTTGATTATTTGCGTTATAATTATACCCCCATTCAATAAGTCCGTATGTGATATCTCCATTATAAAGTCCATTAGTCCAAGATTGTACAATTGATTTATATGTTCTATCATGATTATATTGATTTAAATTTAAGTCACTTAGGAATCCACCTCCAATTTTTGCACCGAAGTCTGATGTTTGTCCTAAGAATGTTATTTCATATTCTATATTTTTTGATGCTTCATTTACATAAATTCCATTAAGGACAATATTACCAGTAGTAAATAACATTCCATTGTCTAGGATATAAGCATCAGCTTTCTTTGATGCATCAAAATCAATTGAATTTACATTAAAAGCACCTTCAAAGAATGTACCATTAACACTGGTATGAGGTACTCTAAATGTTTTAGAATATATCGATGTAGCAGCTAAAGGATCCTCAATATTAGTAACACTTAATGTTAACTTAATTGGTTCAGAATCAAATAGTTCTAGATTAATGTAATCTGACGTTGAGTCTTGTCTTTTTGCGTATAGTTGTACTTGCGCCATATATTACATGTTTTGTATTTTTTGAGTAATTACATATTTAAGATCGAAACTAGCTTGAACTAATTTTACTTGTCTTACATTCTTTGTTGTATAAGTTGAATTCATAACCATTACAGTATATGGATAATTATCACTTAATGAATTATTTGGATCATGTAAGTATGCCATAACTTGTGGACTCTTTTGTAGTCCTTCTAATAAACCGATTTGATCTTGTGTTAACCAATCTGATTGTATTTTTCTAGTAGTTGATACGTCTTTATTAAAAGATTTAGTTCCTCCTTGTATTCCTAAATTATATATAGGTGCTGTTGAATTTAATGCAGGAACTGGAATGTTTTTGTTCCAATACATCTGCTCTTGTGTATATGTTTCTTGTGATGTTGAGATACTCTTTTCATCAAACATTGTAAAGTTTAAATAGTCTCTACTACCTAATGTATTGTACCAAGATAATCTTACACGTTCATATAATGGATTTGGACAGTAGTCTAAGATATTTATTGTTACCTTTTGAGTACATGCAGCACCATAAGTACAAACACCACTTGTTAATTGTTTAAATCCTTGAATTTCTATTTTAACGATTGGATCTACTCCTACATAATTAAGAGCACTAATCACATTGTTAGGACTTGCTAATACATGCACTAAAGCATATCTATAATCTAATGTACTTGTTATTACTGTATCACAACCTGCTCTTTGTCCATAACCATAAGATGCGATTAAGGGTCTTTCATATGATGTTACAACACCTAAGTTATCAGTTAATGTATATTTAAATCCATAAATTGGAATATTCTGTGAACTTGTGCTATTTGGTGTAATATTTAACCATGAAAGAATCATTTTATCAAAACCATATGCATCAATACTTAGTTCATTAAAGTTTAATGGATATGCTAGACCTAAATTATGATCATAGTTTTTATTATTATCAAATGGATTACCACCAAAGATACCAGATGCATTGGTTTGTTGCATATTCCATTGCTGTGTATGATCTTCAATACTTGCAGACCATGTAAGAACAGGAGTATTTGGAGTTACTGTACTACCAGAACTAACAAGATACGCTGCTTCACCTACTTGATCATTAATACCATTATAAATTGCAGTGATTCCATTTAATGTATATTCTTCACCAACTTTAATGTATACTTTTCTTGACATTAGGTAATTATCTTGATACAATCTATCTAATGTCCAATCAATTGATGTTTCTCCTTGTGTTACTACAGATGCAGGATCACTAGAATCTAAATAGGCTTGTACTAAAGATGATACATCAATCATACCATAACCTGATGGATTGGCACGTTGTTTGATTGTATTAACCTTTACATCATCTATATAAATACAAAAAACATATTTAAAATCTGTACTTGTAGTCTTATCACTTAGTACACTCCATATTATTGGATTATACGCAGGTGAAAATACTGTAGGTCGATATGCGACTGTTGTTATCATGTGTGTTTATTTATAATTTGTTTTGTCTTTTAGCCTTTTCATAAGCGATCTTTTCTGCCTTCCTTTTGTCTTTGAGATAGGCAAGGTAGTTGAATATAGTGATTGTGTTAGTTGATGTAACTTCTCGTAACTTGGTGATATCATTGTTTGCGACCATGTAGAAGGTGTCAGACCAATTTCTTGCAATTCGTAGATGAAGTGGATCATTAGTTCTGTCAGTTCCCTTTCCTCCTTCGTTAGTTTCATCGTCATCTCCGCTGTCAGTTGGTGTGTCAAAGAGTGCAGAGTATCTTCTAACAAGATTTTTTGTATTCGCAAAAAAAAATTAAGAGATCCATATACATACTTTAATGGTAATTCTAAGAACTCATTTGCTCTTTCCATTACATCTGATGAATCATATTCTTTTACTACAAATACGTTTTCAGTTAATGAAGTTGCTGGTCTATATAATATAGCCATCATGATATGCAATTTACTTTGATTTAATGGATCTGCTTTAAGTACTTCCATATCCGAGAATTCACCTATAGTCATCTTAGAGAACTCCATAAATCCAAAGAACTTACTATTAAGGATAAAGTTTCTTTGTAAAGGGGTGTCATCAGACGCATTCAGAGGACCTTCTAATACTGAACTCCATAATGTTAGAAATTGATATTGATCAAGTTTCTTTAATTCATTTGTAGGACATCCGCTTAGATGTGAAATAATCTCGATCTTTGCGTTAGTACCTTCACTTACAATTAGATTTTGTACTTTATAATATTGGCTAATCGTTAGATCACCTATCTTATATTCTTTATTTTTTATAATAAATTCTATCATATTAAAAACTGGTTCCTCGTTTAAAGTTACTTATTGTATTATTTAAATATGTTTCCCATGTGATCTTTAATTCTGCTTCAACGATTGCTTCATATATTGGTCTATCATCACGTAAACCTAACCAATACTGAGGTCTTATACCGCCTCTACCTCTTCTATAACCTACAAATTCACGACCAAAGAATCCTGCATCTCTTGCTGCTGAATCATTATAATTTCTGGTACCAAATGCTGTGAATTTTCCATAGTCTAAATAACTAATATCTAATTCGTATACTCCTTCACCATTCTTTTCCCATGTAAACTGTAAAGATCTTGCAAGTTTACCAGTAGCAAATGGATTAATTGGTCTATTATTAGGTCTTGGTATTTGTTGACGAATTCTTGCCTCTACATTTCTTATAAGTCTTTGACCTAATCTTTGTAGTTGCTCGTCTGTGATATCACTAAACTTTCCCATCTTAGATTACTGGATTTTCGCAGTTACTAAGTGGTGTGATTGCAACTATTCTTAATTGTGTAGTCCATCCAGCAACACTGTTTTGAAATTCTTCAACAAATGGCATAGAAACAACGGGTAAGATCATATCAAATCTCCATTGATCCCATGTAGTAAGTGTATATTTAGCAACAATATCTCGAGTAATCTCTAACATTGCAGATTGTGTACGTTCTTCAAGTCCTAATTTATCACGTGATAGATCCATTACTATAAAATCAAAATCAAAGATTGTAGACTTACCATCAAGTGTTGCAGATTGAGGTACTATATGAATATATGGGTATTTAATTTCAGGTTTATCTTCAGTAGGCATTTCAATTGATGAAGGAGGACCTACCCTAAAAGTTTTAACGGCAGGATGCGATTCGATAGTAGTTCTTAAAGATTCTATAACGTTTCTATATGTGCTTGAATATACGGTTGACATGTTATTTATTTTATTTTATGTATCTTTATTTTTTTATAAATATAAAAAGGGTACCCGATGAATCAGATACCCTTAATTTTGTAAGTAGTTTGATATTTACAAACTATCTTCTCTTACCTACACCATATCCAAAGTTCTTTTTGGCTTCTTGGTTATAGAACTTATCAGGATCATGTAAATCTCCATCATTATCATAAGGAGAAGCACCTTTACGCTGTGCAAAGGCATATTGACCACCTTTATTCTTACTAAGAGCATATCGTAAAGCATCTATTAAGTGATTATGTTGATCAATAGGTTTATCAGTACCTTCTTTCCAACAATATAGATCTGCCTCTGCATGCAAATTAGATGACTCAGGGTTCATGTAAACTTCGTATTGCTTAATCTTATTAATACCCGATTGAATACTGTCAGGCCCTTTGTATGCTTTCTGTATGTTATATCCTAGTCTACGTAGTTCTTCTATAGATTTGGGTTCTGCACTATCTGCTATTATAGTATCTGTTGGTTTTATTTGTAATTCTTTTAATCTTTTTGCAATATCCTGATTTGTAAGTTCAGTTTCGTATATAAGTTCTTTTACGTATATTTTATTATTATGTCTTTTGACCTCTACCATGGCGGTTGGATCTGATGAAAATCCAAAATCTAGACCATATAGGGTTTCATATTCTCCATCTGCATCAGGTGTTGCAACTTTAAAGTTTTGAAAGATTCTTCCTACTATACCATCTTGCCACATACCTAATACATGGTGATTATAATATTCAAGATCAAGTTCTTTCATACGTTCCCATTCTTCTATCTTCTTTGGATCTATGTTTTCTGCATTATCATGATATGTTGTGTGAATATATTCATGATCATAATCCCATTTTGGATTTGGTTCACCATCTATAAACCATCTTTTATGAATCCAATGTCTTTTGGTACCAGGATTAAATATAATTAATACTTTACGTTCTGATCCTTTTGTACGAAATGAGTCATTAAGCTTTATAAATTCTTGTTCAGATGGTAATTCCATTGCTTCATCAATTAATAGATGTGTAACATTAGCTAGACCTTTACCTTTTGCAGTTTGAGTTCCATCTTGTAACTTCATTGCATGGGTAAGTATCATGTTACCATTAATCTTATTAATTACTTCGTCACCTTCGATTTTTATAAAACCACCTATACCCCAATCTTCAATTAAATCAAGAATATCTCGGTAAATAGAAGACTTTAATGATTTTTGAGTATATCGAGATATTACACCACGAAAATACTCATCACTTAGTAATTTAATTAAGAAATATGCAGCACCTGTAGTAGACTTACCGCTTCCTCTTCCTCCTGACATAATAATATACGTCTTATTTGAATGAAATAAAGGTGCATATATTTCTGCAAATTTAAATTCTCTAGATTCCATGTTCTCTTGCTATTTTCTTTATTCTTGTTATTGTAGAATTTAAGCATGCACTACAGCCATTTGGTATTTTCTTTTCTCCTGTTAGTATATTATAAAGATTGTATATCTTTTTTTGTTCATCTCCTGTGAACCTAGCTTTAGTTGACACTAATATATTTACATCAACTAATTCATGTAATGTTTCTGAATCCATATTAATAGCTTATAATTTTATCTAGGATTAACACAAGTGCACCAGGCACAAACATGAATGGAATATAATAAAAACTATATCCCATTGTTATGATTAATCCTAGCATCACATATTGACTCATGCAAAAACTACAATTAAGAGGTTTTCTTTCTAGATTTACGTTTAGGAGGATTGACAGGAGTTTTAATATCTTCTGATATACTTGGTTCCTCACTAACGAGATCGCCAGTAAACTCGATAGCAAGCTGAGAATTAATAATTGGTTCATCTGTAATTTCTGTTTTTAAGTCTTCAAATTCTGTATATTCAATTGGTTCTATAATACCATTTAATGTAATTATATCTGCATCTTTTGATAGATTAAACTTTTGTCTCCAGAATTCAACATTCCTTTCGAATCTATGTTGGTCACTTTCAAATGTTTTATCAATTGCGTCAAACTTCCATATAATTGTAGGATTTTTTTCAATTTTGTTGTTATTTGTTCTAAATTTAAACATGTTTTTAGTATTTTTTTTAATTTATATGTTTTCTTATGTGTTTTTTGACCCTATTTATAGTAAGACCTATGCTTGTTCTTGGTATTCCTGTAACTTTAGATAATCCTGTATAATTATATTTACCTTCTATATAAAGCTTCCATAATTCTCTATCATACCATGGTAGTAATTCTATAATTTGATTAACTTTCTTTACATCTATAACATTTATTTCATTTTCTACTATATGTGATACTTGATCTAATTCTACTTGACCTAATCCTTTTACATATGTTTTATAAAATGGACCAGTTTGTGATCTCCATTGTGTCATCATAATTCTAACAATATAGAATCTCATTCCACCTGAATCTATTATCGATTGTAAATTTTGTTTATTGCTTACTTCTTCAATTGCATAATGTAATAAATCTAATGAAAGTTTATTATTTCCAGTTATTTTATGTGCAGCTTTAACCAATTCTTTATAATCGTTTGCTAAATATTCGTTAAATGTCAAATTATATAAATGTTTTTTCTAAACTTAAGGCAATAAAAAACCGATATAGTATATATACCGGTTTTTTATATTATTTTTTATCCTTTGGTTTAGATGGAATAATGATATTAATAGGACTATCTACTGTAATATCAGTTTCCGTTTTCTTAGGAATAACGAATGGTGATAATTTTAATAAGAAATCTAATGCTTTAGCAGGATCTTCCTGTGCTGTTTGATTTAACCATAATTGAATTCTATCTAAATTATTATTTAATAAATCTAAATAGTATTCTTTGATTTTACCAGTTGTTGCATTTGATTTCCCTTTTGGTCTTCCATTTGGATTTCCTGATGTTCCGGGTTCAAACATATTATTTACTTTTTTGTTTACTTAAGAATATTTTTAATAACTTTTCATTCTTTATCGTATTTGGATATTGAATTGAAAGTCTTTTCTTTTCTATTTGTTTATTCATATTTTATATATTCTAATTCATAGGCCAATCTCCACAGCCATAGCATTGTTCACCTGGATTAGTTCCAGCACCAAAACCACCGCCTGCAGGACCAGTTGAACGGCCATAAGGATAATTTTTATATTTCTTATAATTAAAATAGGCAGAATTGGTTTGTAAACCACTGAAGTAGGGAGTTTTTGTATCGGGTGCTATACCATCTTCGCTATTAGGTGCAGCATATGATGGATAATCACTTAAATTATTATTTAAATAAATTTGCATATACTTAGTATAAGATTCTGCAACTTCTCTAACTTGATTTTGTAAAAACTTTACTTCTTCTAATTCAACTGATGGTGCAGTTTCACTATTAGGTTTCAATACCGATTTATTAAATATCTTATATGCTAAAAATGGAAGAGCATGATACATTGAATAATTACATAACATTGGTCCTATATAATTATCTAATAAAAATCTATTAGGTACTGATAATGCATTTGCCTTTACCTGAAATTGAAGTTCCTGATAAAATGTAGATCCTAAATAATTTTGTAGGTAAATATCTTGGCTTTGCATCACATAAGGTACTAGATCCGTAGGACTAACACTTTGATGTATTGATGTAAATGATTTTAGTTTTTCTTCTGATACGAAGAGTACGTTATATGCGCTCATTATTCTATTGCTGTTGTATTTTCCTTTGATTCAATTAGTTTATTAGGTTCTATATACAATTCTACACCTTCATTTCCAGTATAACCTATTAACATATTAAATGTTTTTAATAATGATTTTTGAATTGGTTTAATAACCGTTGCCATAAAATGTTCGTATGATACTGCGATTTCATCTGCATTTGAACCAAATCCTGAGCTACCTTCATGATATAATCCTAATAATAGTGGACTTGTAATTCTATGTCCAGTTAATATTCTAGATGTTATACGTGATTCTAATGTTGTATAATACGTATCATTAGCCGAAGGTATTGGTGTAACTGTGGGTGCATGCTCTGCGTCATCTGAGAATGCTATAAATGCTTTACCTGCATTTTCAGTTCCACGATATGCCATTGTTATTTCATCATATATTTCTTGTCTAGCTTCTGGATCTGGAATTCCATTATTAAAACCAATAAATAAACCAGGTGACATTCCATTTGCTAAATTATTTAAATGAAATTTACTTACTTCAACGTCGATTTGAATATCGTTTAATGAACCAGCATATGTTGGTACTGGATAAAATAAAGATCCTGGACCATAATCAAAAAAGTATAGTAATTGAGAAGGTTGTTCTATTGATTTAGTTGGATCAAATTTATGGAATTCAGTTACTACTAATTTCTTATACATTGACCAATCATGACAATAAAAGTAATTATGTACTTCATTTGTTGCAGGATTATGTAAACCACTACGTATTTTAGAAAAATCTACATGATAAATATCAGCTATAGTTTCTCCATCATTTGACCATACTATATTTAATGCCATTCCACCAAATGTTGTGTAATCAATATCTACTTTTTCAAAGACATCATTCCAAGATTCAGTTGCATTTGCTCTATTAAGAATATAGTTTTTAGTTTCATCTACTGTTTTAAGACCTTGACCAAATACTGCATCAACTTTAGATTGAATGCAAGTTCTATTCATTGCTGAACTATTAAATAAACCTGCTACGAATTGTGGAAAAAGATTATCATCTCCATACATGATATATTTTCTACCCGGTCTCTCAATAAAGACGGGTAAATTGGCTTCTATTCGATCAATATTAAACGAATAATATTTATTATTTGTGCTTTTTGACATATATTTGTTATGTTTTTACTATTATAGATATAAGAAATGATAAACTTGACAAGTTATTATAATTTATAATTTATTCCTCTACATCTTCTTGATATGGTATTAAAGGAAACATTATAAATTTTTGATAATTCTTTTAATGTACTACCTTCTTTTTTAAGTATAATTATTTCATTAATTTGTTCATCTGTTAATTTTCTATGAGTTTTACCACCAGCACTAGATCTTTTAAATTGAATATTATCTGTTCTTTTATAATATCCTAATCGCATATTAGATTTAGCTTCTTCTGTATGTTTTACTATTTTTATTCTAGGTTTTTTACTATTAGCTCCTTTAATTCTAGCTTCTCTAGCTACTTTATAATGTACTCCTCTATTATATCCATAAATATCTGCGAGTTCCCATTCACGATCACCTATAATTTTCCAATATTCAGAAGTATCTGGATATTCATATGTTTCTAATATAATAGGTATAATTTGATACTTATTAAAATTTTCAGTATTTCTTTTTTCTAGTTGTGTAGTTACACCTATTTTGTGACCTACTACTTCATATATGTAAAATGTTTTCATACTATTGTATTCTTAATTCTAAGTTCATCTAGGACATTTATAATTTTATACTTAAGATTATATATAATTATTATTTAAATTAATCACGAGGATTCCTAGGAATCCAGAGATCTGTTTGTTCAATAACCTGTTTGTATTTTAATTTAATATCTCTTATTAACATACATGCTTCGAAATTTTGTAATCTAATATGTTCTTGTAAATCATTTTCTATTATCGTAGATATTTTAAATGGTTCCTTATTTCTTTTTCTATTAAATTCTACAGAATCTATAAAATTATGGAATTCATAATTAACCATAAAATCCTTATCTCGATCATCCATGAACCTATAATCTGCGTAAGGTCTATCAATCATTTCATTTTTATATTTTATTTAAAATTCAGGCTTACTAATTTATTTAGTTTTACTGTTTTATTGTAATGCAATTTAGTTAATCCTTTAAATTCCTTTACTATTCCCTTAACTGATGTAATACCAGCTAAATAATAATATAGATTAATAGAACTTGGATTTACAAGTATATAATCTGCAAGCTTTAAACCACCTGCATTACCATTTTTCTTGGTTTGTAGTTTTGGTGCTAATAAACTAACCGAATACTTTTCATTTCTACCAATACCAAATCTAATAACATTTCTTAAGTTTTCAAACGAAACACCATGTGGATCTGCTTGATATCTAGCTGTAATCTTTTGAATATCGAAAAGATACATATGAAATTCAGTATCTACAACAACATTTTGTAATGAATCAATATCACTATGTAATAGTTGTGTTATAAAATTAACAAATAATAATTCTCTTTCATTTAAATTTGCTTCTAATGCAGTTATTGGTACCCTTATTTTCATTTTTTTTTATTTACAAGTTATATATTGATTTTATTTACGTCTAAGATTAGTATCTTCTAATACAACAATATCACACATTTCATAAATTCTATCTATGAATCTTTCACCATATTTTTTAGTTAATTCCTCTATATTAAAATTAGATGTCATATATAAACAAATTGATCTTTCAGCAGTTTGATTAATATCGTAAATTCTTTGTATTGTATATACGATTGGGTCTAATCCGTTACCATAATGTTTAACATCATCTTCAATACCTATATCATCAATTGTTACATTTTGTCCTTGATAATTAATTTGATTATTAATTAATGCTTTTACTGCTTCTAATCCATTTGCTTGAAATTCCATAGATAATTGACTAGCACTTACCATTCTAGGTTGACGTACACAATACGTTTTACCAACACCTGGTAAACCTAATATTAGTAATCCTTTTCTATTAATTGTATTTTGTGCAAACTTTTGAGATAATTCTTCTCTGTTTAGTATCTGTAATCCTGTTTTGGTTGTTTTCATAATTTACTTTTATTTTTAAAATTCACGACTAATTGTTTTCGTATCTGGTTTATTATTTTTATTTTGTTTTGTTTCTTCTGCTATTAACCACGCTTCTGACCAGCATTCTTCAGTAATATAGTTTTGTAGGTTTTTTACAAATGTACCTGCAACTTTTAAATATCTTTTAAGATTTAATGCTGCTAATTTAGCATCTTCTTTAGATAACTTTTTAAACTTCTCTAATCCATGTTGTCTATTACCAATTCTATTTTTAGGGTACATTTCAACTATTTTAAAAAATATCTTACCAAAATAATCTGCATCAGATGGTACGTCTAATACTTTATTAGTTTTTTCTTTATTTTCTTTTTCTTTATCTACCTGGTAAAATTCTTTAACTGTTGTTTGTTTAATTTTTTTACTAACACTTGTTAAATTCTTTGACTGATTACTGTTAAATAATTTACTGATGTTTTCTTTTAATATCTCAAAATGATATACTTTAGATATTGTTTTAGAATTATTAGGTACTTTATTTTCTACACTAATATAACCTTTATTTTCAAGTAAGTTAATTGCTTTAGCTACTAAATATTTAGATAAAAATGTTGCTTCTTGTAAGGATTTTCCAGTTTGCCAAAACTCACCTTTAAAGTAATTTTCATCTAAGTCTATAAGATGTTGTAATATTAAAGTTGCTTCTAACCCTATTTCTTTAGCAAGTTCTTTATTAATTGTCCAATATGCATTATTACCTATTAATTGTTTTAAATTCATAATTTCTTTCATTATAGAGTTTTATTTTTTTATACCATATAGTATTTTTCTTCTATACGTTTAATTCCACGTTTAAGTACTAGTCCATTTAATACATAATTTATACGTTTGTAATCTAATCCAGTCGCTGCCATTAAATAATTCACATGTACAGGGGATTCCTGTAAGGTAGCTTTAAAGCAAGACAATAAAATTATTGCCTGCGACATAGTTAATTCATTACGTGTAACGAGAAGATCCACATGGGCCTTATATTCGTTGTATGTTGGATAATCTTCCATAATTAAAAAATATTTGTTTCATTTAAACAATAATTACCACGTAATTTAGAATGTTTTACATATCCCATATTTATAAGTCTTTTAACTATTTTAAGATATCCATGTCTTGTGTAATTTAACATATTAGAACTAGTTACTACATGTGAATCATTTACTCCAATAGATTTTAAAGTATATAAATGAATCATTACTAATTTTTCTGATGCTGCCAAGTTTGGCATGTTTGTAATTCCGTGAATTGTTAAGTTAAAGTTTTCCATTTTATTTTAATTTTTATTTGTTTTAATAATGTTGTAAGTGATACCATAAAGATATAGTATTGATTCAATTTGTTTTAAGTTATTCATTTTATTTAGTTTTTTTTAATATTACCATTCGATTGGTAACATATGTTATATATCATTTAAACCATTTGTTTCAGTTTAATTTTTGAATTATAATAACATATTATAATATTATGTACTGTAAAGAAGGCATAAAAAAACCTAGCCGATCCCGCAGCTAGGTTTCAAAAAAGTACACTAAAATAATCCAAATTTTAGCATAGCATATAAAGAACGATTGTTAAATTATTTTAACATAATATATATTAACATTCTTGAGACATAAAAAAACCCTGGAAAGGACTTCCAGGGTTAAAACTATATAATAAAAAATGAAACACTATAAGAATGGCGATAAACTTATAGTAATATAAATTATATATCAAGTTTTATTTTTGTTTCAGGATGAAACTAAGGTATAACTTATATATTTATGATACTGTAACTGAATCTATCCAAAGATATTTTGCAGTCATATTATCAGTTCTTACAAATAATTGAATGTAACCATTACTAATTACTGTTGCAATATCAATATCTAATCCAGTATATGTGTAATTTGCCCATGTTGTAGTTATTGCCTTTGTTTCTATATTATTATAACCTACGCCTGAAGTTGTAGAAGTATTTGATCTAAGTTTAGTTGAAACTAAACCAAAATCAATATTAGTATTTGCACTTGCCTTTGCTCTAATAGTTATTGTTTTAGCAAGAGCATTACTATTATAATAAGAATATATTGGAATTCCACATTGACCTGCCCCACTTACTTTACTTGTTCTTAATGAATTAGTTCCAGTATCGAAAACTAATGAATCTGCATATGCAATATTACTATTATTATAAACTAATTTTTCACCCTCACTATCAAAAACTATAGTTAATGGACGCTCAACACCCGATGGAAATCCTTGTCCAACCAATCCAGTTTCTATTCCATTTGCAAATTGTTCTTCAATATTTGTAGATAATGTAATTTGATTAAATGAATTTCCAACTCCTGTATTTAAAGCTATACTATATGATGTATTTGGTCCAACTACACTAATAGAATTATCTATACTACATGCAGATGGAGTACCTGGACCTGGAAATATACAAATATTTTCAGTACTTCCAGGATTATTTCTAGTAGCAATAAATAAATTATCAATTTTAGCGCCTGATGTCATGCATGCTCCATACGCTTGAATTCCTGTTCCAAATGTACTTCTATAATACATATTATTAATTCTATGTTGAACAATGCTAGCTGCAGTTGTTGATGCCGTATTTGAATAATAAATATTATTAAATTGTAATTGAAAACCATTTACTGGTCCAACATTACTAGTACCTAATGCACTACAAAAATTTGAATTAGTATAATAATGATTTGGTAATCCATATGTTGGATGTGGAGAAACCGCACCAGCACCATATGGAGAAGTTGTAACTGTATTTATAAATGCTAAATTACCAGGATACCATCTATTTGTAGAACCTGCAAATGGTGTAGTTAAATGAGATAGCATAAAACGATCAAAATACATTTCTCCAGTAATACCTCCAAGAATTGCTGTAAAACCAATTCCAGAATTTGCAGTAGCAGTAGCACCTTGATAATTCATAATTGTCCATCCTGTTTGTTCTGTAAAACTATTAACCCATCCTCCTCTAACTATAAAATTAGTTTTTCCAGTAATGTTAACTGTTTCAAATGTAACACTTGCAGTAGTTGTATAATAATGTTGTGTAGTTACTTTAGAAAATGTTAAATTAACATTTGCTGTTCTATTCCAAGCGCCATCTACTACAATTGAAGTAGTACCAACTGAAAATACTTTATAAAAGAATTTCTCATTTCCAAATTCAGCATCATTAACTGTAATAATATCACCAGGTAATAATACTCCAGTTAAATTTACTGAAGTATTCCATGTTGTACTTGTATTTATTGTTGCAGTAACTGTACCTGAAAGTGCAGTAAATCCAGAACCTGCAACCCTAACTTCATCACCATTATCACCAATTGTCATTGCTTTATTAATGGTCTTATATGGTGTTGCTATAGTTCCATTACCTGTTGTATCATTACCAGTTAGGTAATCTGTATATAATATAGCCATATTTATTTACTTATTTTAATTGTTATTAAGGCGATGCAATCATCTAAAGTACCTTCATACATGTTTAGATCTATAATATCTTCAGTACTTAATTTATATACAATAACTTTATAATTATTATCTAATTTAAATATTTTGTATATTAAATCATTATGAATCGAATAATCTGCGTATATTGCTTCCATTATTTAAATTTTATATTTAATCCACTAGTTAAGTATTCTCCATCAATATTTATTCCTAAAACTACATTTAATCCTGCAGTTTTCCATAATGTTTGTGTAACTGGTGGTGTTCCTCTTTGCCAAATAAGAGTGGTGGCTCTATAAACATAATTTACGTCTATAGAACCTCTCTTTAAATCGACGATACTTGAAATTTGTCTTTTAATATCTCCCATTATTCTATAAAATATAGTGTTGTAGCTGAATAAGAACCTAAAGCAGTATATTGTGCTAATGTTCCTGACCAGATGTTTGCAATTGTATTAGGTCCAGATGATACAATGTTATTTGGATTAGTTGGTCCTTGATAACCTTGATATCCCTGTGGACCTTGATTTCCTTGTATTCCTTGAGGACCAGCATTACCTTGATTTCCTTGATTTCCTTGTGGACCTGCAATACCTTGATCTCCTTTAAATCCCTGAGAACCAGCAATACCTTGATTTCCTTGTGAACCTTGTGGACCAACATTACCTTGATTACCTTGTGGACCTACATTTCCTTGTGGTCCTTGAGATCCAATTGCTTGTGTACTTGTTTGTACAAATGAATAATATGCGCTACCTTCAGTATAAAAACCAACAATATGTTGTGTTGAATCAAGATTATTTAAATAAACTTTAACAATCATTCTATCAGTTGGATTAATTGTAGTAGTAACTAATGTTAATAATGATTGAATACTATATGGCAAACCTAAATTCCAACCAATAACTTCAATAGCAGATTGTAAAATTGTACCATACCCTATTCCAGCAGAATTTGCTAATTCAATTGTACAATATGCATTTACTTTATCATTAATTGCTGGCTTTAAAAAGTGTAAATGGAAGTTTTGTATACCTGCTGGAATTACTGAGAATCCTAATTCAGGTGTCATGAATGAAGTAACCAAAACATTAGCAGTATTTCCTGCTACTGTAGTATTTACAATCACTTCCGGAGATATAATAGGATCTACAGCTAATTTTTTATAACCAATAATATCACTATTAACAGATTGATTCATATAATAAATAGAACCTGCATTTACTCCAGTAATTCCTTGAGGACCAATATCTCCTTGATATCCTTGATCTCCCTTTAATCCTTGAGGACCAACAATACCCTGTGGTCCTTGATTACCTTGAGAACCAATATTACCTTGATTACCTTGAGAACCTATTTGACCTTGTGATCCTTGAGAACCAACATTACCTTGATATCCTTGAGAACCAATATTTCCTTGTGTTCCTTGTGGACCAGCAATACCTTGATTTCCTTTAGATCCTTGAGGACCTTCAATACCTTGGTCTCCTTGTGGTCTTTGATCACCTTGGTCTCCTTGTGGTCCTTGATCACCTTGATCACCCTGATTACCTTGTAGTCCTTGGTCTCCTTTAAATCCTTGAGGACCTGCAATACCTTGTGAACCTACGTTGCCTTGATCTCCTTTAGATCCTTGAGGACCAGCAACACCTTGATTTCCTTTAGGTCCTTGAGGACCAGCAATACCTTGGTCTCCTTTAGATCCTTGAGAACCAGCAATACCTTGAGGACCAGCAATACCTTGATCTCCTTCAGATCCTTGAGGACCAGCAATACCTTGAGTACCTTGAGGACCTTGAAATCCTGCAGCACCAATAATAGTAGTATCTGTAAAATCTACACTTGAACCTTCTTTGAATTTTATTTCATCAGCAGAAACAAATATTGGAAGTTCATTACCATCTCCATCAGATAAAACCTTAAGAGTATTATCTAGTGGTAAATTATCACCAGTCTTTATAATACCATGGTAGGTTTCATATATATGTTTATTAGTTAAATTTTCAGCCATGAATTATATATTATTTTTTATATCTTGTATTTCAGCATATACTTTAAGCAATTCTGCTTCTTTTTCTGCTATTAAATCTGCCTTAGAAGGTACATCAACTTCAATTTCAATTACTTCTTTACAGTTTGTAATTCCATTTACTATTTCGTAAACTTCAATTGTTCTAATTTCTTTTTCCATTTTTTTTTATTATTATTTCCAATATATTATAGGTGAATAGGTAAGTGCGGCTGAAGATAAATTTGTACCCATTGTTGTAGGAATTCCAAATATACTATAATTAATATATATTGGTAATGTAGTTATATCTATAAATGTTTCTGTATTATTATACCAAATAACCATAGAAGACGCCGTACTATTTAAATTTAAAGTTGTTGGTATAGTATTAATACAATATTTACCAGTTGATGTATATTGCTGATAATTTAGAGATGGATTCCCAGAAGTGGATTGATTAGGATTATATAGTGCTAACCAATATATATTTTCTGCAGTTGTACCTAATATAGTATTAAGATTTGTAAGTTTTTTTATACCAACTGTAGCTGAATTAATAGAATTAGACCCTACTATTAAATTTGCAGGTTTAATAGCACTATATGTAATACTACTATTTATAAATGTTGTTAATTCTGAGTTGTATACTCCAATAGAAATAAGGCCAAGATGAGGAGATGAACTTTCAGTCATAACTTGAAACATTAATTCATTTATTTTTTGAGTAGGATTTGCAACAAAAGGAATAAATATTAAAGTCTTTCCTAATATTGGTGAACTTGCACTTAAATTTCCATTAACAGTATATGGACTATTCCAAATATTAGGTTCTCCAGTTTGACCGGATTTTAATACATATGGAAAACTAACAATATCTTGGTATGCTACTATACCAGAACCAGATGCATTAGAACCTTGAGGACCTTGATATCCTTGATATCCTTGAGTACCAATATTACCTTGATTTCCTTGAGTACCAATATTACCTTGATATCCTTGAGGACCA